GCATTCATGAAAGGCGCGCAGATCGGCGGCACGGAGTGCGGCAACAACTGGATGGGGTACGTGATCCACCAGGCGCCCGGCCCGATGATGTCGGTGCAGCCGACCGTCGAGATGGCCAAGCGCAACTCGAAGCAGCGCATCGAGCCGTTGATCGAGGAGTCGGAGGTATTGCGGAAGCTCGTCCGCGATCCGCGGTCGCGCGACTCCGGCAACACGGTTCTGTCGAAGGATTTTCCGGGCGGCGTGCTGGTGATGACCGGCGCGAACAGTGCGGTCGGCCTCCGGTCGATGGCGGCAAGGTATCTGTTCTTGGACGAAGTGGACGCCTATCCCGGTGATGTGGAAGGCGAAGGCGATCCGATCACGCTGGCGATGGCGCGCACGCGAACATTCGCGCGCCGCAAAGTGTTTCTGGTATCGACGCCGAAAATCACCGGCATGAGCCGGATCGAGGCGGCCTATGAAGAGAGCGACCAGCGGAAGTACTGGGTGCCGTGCCCGACGTGCCGCGAGTTCCAGATCCTAAAGTTCGCGCAACTCCGGTGGCCCAAGGGCGATCCGCAGAGCGCGGCTTACGTTTGCGAGCACTGCGGCCAGGAGATTCGCAACCACCAAAAGCAGTCGATGCTAGCGCGGGGCGAATGGCGTGCTGGAGCCAAGGGCGACGGCAGGACGGCTGGCTTCCACATCTCCAGCCTGTACAGCCCGGTCGGTTGGTTCTCGTGGGGCGACGCCGCAAAGCAGTTCGAGCAGGCGCAAAAGAATTCATCGCTGCTCCAGGTGTTCGTCAATACGGTGCTCGGCGAGACGTGGACGTTACTGGGCGAAGCGCCAGACTGGAAGCCGCTCTACGACCGGCGCGAGGAGTACAAGACAGGTATCATTCCGCAGGGCGGTCTATTCCTGACGGCGGGCGCGGACGTTCAGAAGGACCGCATCGAGGTTGAGGTCGTAGCGTGGGGACGTGGGAAGGAATCGTGGTCCGTCGACTACCGCGTGATCGAGGGCGACACATCGCGCCCGCAGGTGTGGGACAGACTCACCGGGCTGCTGAATGAAACGTTCACCAGCGCGAGCGGCCTCGAAGTACCGATTACACAACTCGCGGTGGATTCCGGGTACGCCGCGACGGAGGTCTACACATGGGCCCGGAAACAGGGCCATCGCGTAGTCGTCATCAAGGGCGACTCGCGCGCTGCGGCGCTTCTGGGCAACCCTGCGCCGATTGAAATTGGACCACTCGGTGCCAAGATCAAGCGCGGCGTCAAGGTCTGGCCGGTCAACTCCGGCATGGCGAAAGAGGAGTTGTACCGCTGGCTGCGATTGGAACGACCCACCGACGAAGACCTCCAGCAAGGGCAATCCTTCCCACCCGGCTACTGCCACTTCCCGCGATACAGCGAAGAGTACTTCAAGCAGATCACCGCCGAGCAACTGGTCACAAAGATTGTGAAGGGCTACCGGCGGCACGAGTGGCAGAAGATGCGCGAACGCAACGAGGCGCTGGATTGCCGGGTCTACGCTCGCGCGGCGGCGAGTCGGATCGGGTTGGATCGCTACCAGGAGAAACACTGGCAGGCAATCGAAGACCGCATGGGAGTGCCGAAGACTCCGGAGACACCAACTCCTGCTGCTCCGGCCGCGCCAGCGGGATCGCGTCCGCAGCCCCGCCCTGCTCGGAGACGGACGTGGGGCCGGTTCTGAGAGGAAGCGATGGCATATACACAGAGTCATTTGGATGCCCTGCAAGAGGCGCTCGCATCCGGCACGTTGACGGTCACCTTCGATGGACGCAGTATGACGTACCGTTCCGTCCAAGAATTGCAGCGCGCAATCTCCGTTGTTCAGAACTCGCTGAACGCGCAGTCCGGTAAGCGCGTTCGGCAGTACCAACTGTCGGGGAGCAAAGGCTTCTAACTCGTGTTCAGCCTGAGTTCATTTCTGACCCGTTTCAAGCGGGGCGGGAGCGGTGTGTCCGCGCAGCCTCCCGAGCGGAGCGCCAGTGGTTCGCCATACGAAGGCGCGACCACTGGCCGGCGGCTGGGCAACTGGGTTACGACCCGCGATGCAATCAACTCCGTCTGGTATCAGAGCGCGGATCAGTTGGTGGCGCGTTCTCGCGACATAGTTCGAAAGGACGGATGGGCCTCGAAAGCGGTGGACGAATGGGTGTGCAACGCCATCGGCACTGGCATCAAGCCGCAGTCGATGCACCCGACGCTGGCAGTAAAGGAGAAGCTCCAGGCTCTCTGGTCTCTTTGGGCCAATGAAGCCGACGCTGCCGGGATGACCGACATCTACGGTCTTCAGGCTCTCGCGTTCCGGTCGATGGTCGAAGGAGGCGAGTGCTTCGCGCGCAGGCACGACCGCGACCTCCGTGAGGGTTTGAGCGTGCCGCTTCAGTTCCAGTTGCTCGAAGCGGAGCAGTTGCCGTTCTACCTGGCCCGGCCCACGCCGAACACGCCGCAGGGAAACGTCGTGCGCGCGTCCATCGAGTTCGATCCGTCCGGTCGCCGCACGGCTTACTACTTCTACAAACAGCACCCGGGCGAGAGGATCTTCTTCCCCACCGACCTGGAACTGATGCGAGTGCCCGCCGCGGAGGTCATGCATCTGTTCCGGTCGCTCCGGCCCGGCCAGTTGCGGGGAGTCCCGTGGATGGCGAACGCGCTGGTGCGCCTGTGGGAACTGGACCAGTACGACGACGCTGAACTGCTGCGGAAGAAGTTCGCCGCGATGATGATGGGCTTCATCACTCGCCAGAATCCCGACGATGCGTTCTTCCCGAACGCCACCCCTCAGGAAGCTGCGGACGCCGGGGGCGCGGCGAGTCCGGGCGGTCCGGGAGTTGCGGTGGCTCAGCTCGAAGCGGGCACCATGACCGAGTTGGAGCCCGGCGAAGATGTGAAATTCAGCGAACCCGCCGATGTGGGCGGGAACTACGAGTCCTTTGAAAGAATCCAGTTGCTCAGGATCGCGGCGGGGCTGGGTCTGCCGTACGACATGCTCACTGGCGATCTGTCCAAGACGAGCTACTCATCGATCCGGGCTGGCATTCTCTCGTTCCGGAGGCTGTGTGAGCAGATCCAGTTCGGTGTTTTCATCTACCAGTTCTGCCGCCCCACCTGGCGCGCGTTTGTAGAGCAGGCAGTCCTGACCGGCAAACTCGACGCCCGTGATTATCAGCGAAATCGCGACGATTACCTGGCGGTCGAATGGCACACCCCGAAGTGGGCCTGGGTTGATCCCGAGAAGGACGTCAGGGCCGAGATCATGGCGATCCGGGCTGGTCTGAAGGCGCGGAGCATGTCCGTCAACGAAACCGGGCTGGATGAGGAAGAGGTCGACGCACAGATCGCCCGCGACAACGAACGTGCGGACCGGCTGGGCCTGGTGCTCGACTCCGATCCGAGGAAAACCGACGCGCGTGGCCAGGCGGCGAACGTGCTTGAAACGGGCGACGGCGGCGAGGGCCAAGATAGCAGCGCGCCCGCCGATCCGAAACCGGAACCGCCCAACCCGAAGCGCAAGGAGTCTAAGAAATGAAAGCGAACTATCTCCCGCACCTCGCGGGACGGGTCTTCGGCGTTCCACTACTGATCCAGCCGCAGAAGTTAAGCGTCATCCTGCAAGCCATCGGGCCGCGTCTTGGCCTGCGCCAAGCGGAGATCGAGATCGAGGGGCTGGGCGCGCCGGTGGTCGCGCGAATGCCGGTGGACGAGGAGGACGATCCCGATGAGATGGCCCGGAGCCAGAAGCCGTATCTGGTGACTCCGGAGGGCATCGCGGTCATTGCCGTCTCCGGGACACTTGTCAAGAAAGCCAGTTGGCTCGATTCGGCGTCGGGACTTCAATCTTACGAGAGCATCCGCGCGGACTTCCAGGATGCGGTGCGCGATCCGCGCATTCAAGGCATCCTGCTCGACGTGGACTCGCCTGGCGGCGAAGTCGGCGGTCTGTTCGACCTCGCGGACGAGATCTACAACGCACGGGCTGAGAAGCCCTGTATGGCCATTGCGGACGACGACGCATTCTCGGCGGCGTATGCCATCGCCAGCAGCGCGCAGCGCTTGTTCGTGACCCGCACCGGCGGTGTGGGCAGCGTCGGCGTGATCGCCTTGCACCTGGATCAGTCGGGCTTCGATGAGAAGGCCGGCAGGAAGTACACCGCGATCTATGCGGGGGCCAGGAAGAACGATTTCAACCCACACGAGCCGCTGTCCGGTTCGGCCAAGGACGAATTGCAGGCCGAGATCGACCGGCTCTACGACATGTTCGTCGGCACGGTCGCGCGCAACCGGGAGATGAAACCGGCGTTGGTCCGGAACACGGAGGCGGGCCTGTGCTACGCGGAGAAAGCCATCAGTGCTGGCTTCGCGGATCAGGTTGGAACTTTTGACGATGCGCTGAATGCCGTTCTCGAAGCGGCGACGGCGCG